CTAAACAACGCTGCATAAGCTTGCTCTTGTACGGTCTTTACGGGCTTTAGGAATTGATAGGGGTCTTGGTGTAGTGATTGGATTTCTTCTGCTGATAAGGCTCTATCCCAATGATAAATATAATTAAACTTATGCGATGCGGCCTCTGTAAATATTGTTGGTGTGATTGTTTTGGTTCGTATGCCGATACATTTCAATGCCCCATCATCATCTAAGCTGCCGGGTTTAGTATCCACGCCATCTTGCATACCGTTTAAATACACAACTACATTATTTGTACTTAATGTTTTATTGTGTGTGCAGCCGACTGTGTACCTGTTGCCTACGGTTAATGCTGTTGATCCTGTTGCAGGATCATTAGAATTATTGACAAACGGTATAAACTGAACATTATTAGTGCCTGATATTCTAAATTGCCATTCCCTTTTGTTGGAGTCATTGCTGTCAGCAGAATATATTTGTTGATTTAGTCCTGATGATCTTAAAGTTATATCTGCTACTACAGATAGCTCGCCATTATGCACACTTTTAGTTGATGTATATGCACCGTCATTGATTGGAAATGACAGCGAAGAATCTACAACTAAATTACCAGTGCCATCTAATATCGAATCCCCTCTTAAAGTCACTTTTTCGTGACTGACTAAATCATAAGTGTCATTAAATAGATAACACCCCCTTAGCCCCTCCGCTAAAGGATGACCCCAATCAATTTCTACTTGGCCAATAGGCTTATTAGGCATTGCTTAAATCCACGCCGTAGTAAACTAATGCGCTACCTGTGCCCAGTGCGTCATTTGAATTATTATCAACATAAAATTTAAAATACTTCGGAAGTTGCTCAACACGAATAACTTTTGTTGATGTTGTTGACGCTGCTAATATCACGCTGGTTAAAAATAATGGATCGCTTGAAAAATCGCTGTTGTCCGCTGAACGCACGAGGTATACATCAAACGTGCCGCTCGTATGCCCTGCTCCGGCGACGACTTTGATTTCTAAATCCATAGCTAAAAATTTGTTAGTTGAGTTATCTTCTGCGCCAGAAGTTGAAACACTGCCCGACGTTAGCCCATCAAGTAATGTACTCCATGAGCCAGCCGTGTTGGCTGTTGCGTCATATACCTGCTTTATTGTAGCCATCGCTTATAGCTCCTTTGCTCTTGCTATATGTCCGAACAATACGCGTCCTAGTCCTTCAATTTCTGCTTTAGACTTTAAAGACTCACCCATACTTAAAATAGCCGTTTTATCATTTGCATCTATTAGTGAATCTGCTATTAACGCATCTAGCGTTCCTGTTAGTGTTGCATCAATTTCTGCATCTGAAATATCAAACGTATTGAACAACTCCATTGCTCGAACTGCTGTTTTAGCAGACAGTAAATCGCTTGACTCAATCGCAAGTAGCTTGCCTTTAAGCATTAGATACTTTTGTATATCGTGTGTCTGGATTGATGTTTTTACAGTAATATTTCTGGTTGTCAACAAATCAAAACATTGCTGATCTGTTAAACCCGCATAGTCTGCTTTTTTAAGTTCTTCTGCTAATTTGTTCATATTTACCTCTAATTTAATACGCCCATCGGGCTTTAGTGTTTCTTACGTCAATGTGTGTAAATGTTTTTGCATTACCCATCCCGTATTTGTCTGGATACTTTTGATCTAAATAGCGGTATATCTTTTCTGGTGTTATACCCTGGACAATAATATCAGCTGCTTTGCCCGTTAAATGCTGACTGTTAGGTGAGCCTCCAACCAATATATTTCTATCATTGCATCTAAACCCCGATGTGATAAAAACAGGTGTATTAAAGTATTCCCTTAATTCATTTAATACATCCATTAACTCAAAATCAACGGTATCTCCACCGCACTCGAGACAGCGACATTTAAACTCACTACGCTTAAAATACATTACATTGCACCTGTAAATTTAAAGTTTGAAAAAAACAGGATAGCAAGTGTTATCGCACCACCAATCCACTTAAGCATATTAACCCGCTTCAAAAGATCGGCTTCAATATCTTCACGCATAGCTTTACCATAAGTTAAGCGGTCTTCTTTTGTCTGACTTAGAATCTGCTGTGAGCATATTTGTAGGTCATTCTTACTTGCGTAATTTTCTAAGTCCCGCTGTCTTTCCAGTGCCGCTTTTATCAGCACATCGTCTTTTAATATCTTGGCTTCATCCTTTGTAACAAAGTCATCTTTAATCCATTGTTTCATTTCTTTCTGACAGTCAGCAATCCCTTGCACTTGCTTAAGGCTTAACTCATTATGCCGCTGTTCAGATAGCGTCTTGTGTGCAGAAAAAGAATCAAAAAGCTTATCAAGCTTACCCATCATCTCTGCTTGACTTATCATTTTTTGTTTATCTAACACTTCTTCATGCTCCATGTGCTTAACTAAGTTTGTATGCAACGCATTTACAGTTGATGTGAGTAGCTCAATCTTGTTCTGCATCTTATCAAGATGCGATGGGCCAAATATACTCATCCGTAATAACTCCCGCCACCTAATCTCACTGCCCAGTAGATTGTGTATCGCTTAAGCCAGTTTACTCTGTCCTGTTTCATCATATCCAAAAAGAAATTATCAGCATACAAACGACTGAATGTCTTTGTTGTATAAAGATAATCGTGACATAAAGCAGCCATTCTATATTTACCTGTTGCAGGTTGAAACAACCAGCGGAAAGCTACAGGGATACTTGCAAAATCAAATGTGAATCCAACGGGTATCACGAACTTTTGGCCATAGGCTATAAATTCAAAAGGGCTTGTCACTTCCCATGTTTTACCATCGTATAACGGACTGACTTCTAATTTAGATCGGTAAGCTTTGTTCATGGTAGTACAACCTCCGGTTTAACAATCTCAGGCTTTACGATAACAGGCGTCGGCTGGGTTACTACTGTAGGAGTTGAAGTAGCATCGTGACTATCAGTAGTGGAGTTATCAGTATTAGAAACATCGTGACTATCAGTAATGCCATCGTGTGATTGTTTACTGATGACCGGGTTACTAGATGTATCATTATTATCGCCAACAACGCTTGTAACGCTAGTAGTGTGAACATTCCCATTACCTACATTATCCATAATTTTATCTGCTAATCTAATTGCTGTAACACCCCCGACAATATAGCCAACACCTGTGACGATTGGGTCTGCTACACCTAGAATAGTGTCGTTAGTGTTAGTAACTTTCGGCACTGTTACAGGTGGTTTAGCAGGGTTATACTCAAAGGCTAACCCTTTACATGCGTCTTTCTCACTGCCACACTTGAGGCTAAAAAGCGGTGCTTGATGTGCTTGTGTCTGTGCGGCAACGATGGCCGCTTGCGCTTGATAGCCCATCTGCATTTCTTCAACTGAAGCGCATCCCTGTAATTGCATGAATGCCCCTGCGGACATTACAACATATAAATTTACGGGTGGAAATTTCATCTTATTTACTCCCAGTTTATATTGCCTATTGTGTTGATTGTTGCATTATCTATTTCAATAGACTTATCACGCTCAATGTTATACTGTGCTTGAATAAACATTGCCATCTGGATAGCTATCATTTTAAGTTCTGCATAAGTAAAATCATGGTATGTATTATCTGCTAATTTCCAACTGACTGTGTCGGTTTCGGGTAGTCCTGCATTAGTACCATTGTCGATTGCTTGGTGTATAGATGATCTGCTAACTAAATCACAATCAAGTGTATATTCAGTGCCTGATAAATTAACTGTAACTGTGCCATTAAGCATTTCATTACGCTTGTCTTTGATTTGCTGTCGTTTAGATTTCTTTAAGTTAAACAATACTTCTGATTCACCTTCAGGTGTTAAATCAAAGGTACTGTCGTTGTAAACTAACTTGCCCCCACCTACCCAATATTGAGGATTGTTATCACCTGTCAACGGGATTAACTCACAATTATCAGGTGTCATACGGGTGTCAATAAAGTCGTGACCGTGTAGATACTCACGCATCTCAAGATCACCTTTATAATATGCTTTCTTTGTTTGCTTATCTATTGCTATATACATAGTTATAATCCTGAAATTGTATTTGCTGTACCGTAGCCTGAGTTACCACCATCCCTATAAGTTACTATTGCTTTAGTAGAGTCTAAAGTGGTTACTGATATGTAGGTTAAAGTAGCACTTTCAAAGACTACAGGAGTACCAGCAGTTATAGTAGTGCCCGATATACTTAAAACACATGCTGTACCGTAGTCTGAGTTACCAACATCCCTATAAGTTACTATTGCTTTAGTACTGTCTAAAGTGGTTACTGATATGTAGGTTGAAGTAGCGCTTTCAAAGACTACAGGAGTACCAGCAGTTATAGTAGTACCAGATATGCTTAATACACAGGCAGTACCGTAGCCTAAGTTACCAAAATCCTGATAAGTCACTATTGCTTTAGTAGAATCTAATGTGGTTACTGATATGTAAGCTGTTTCAGCGCTTTCAAATACCACTGGTGTCCCTGCTGTAATAGTAGTGCCAGATATACTTAATACACAGGCTGTACCGTAGTATGAGTTACCATCATCCCTATAAGTTACTATTGCTTTAGTAGAGTCTAAAGTGGTTACTGATATGTACTGTGAATTAACACTTTCAAAGACTACAGGAGTACCAGCAGTTATAGTTGTACCAGATATGCTTAAAACACAGGCTGTACCGTAGCCTGAGTTACCATCATCCCTATAAGTCACTATTGCTTTAGTAGAGTCTAAAGTGGTTACTGATGTGTAGTCTGAATAAGCACTTTCAAAGACACTCGGCGTTCCAGGTATTGGATCGAAAGATGCCTTAGTGGTAAACGTAGTTGCACTACTCCACTCACTTGCCCCATTACTTGCTCCTGTATGCCTTACCCGCCAGTAATACGTTTGTGATACGACTAATCCCGTTGGTGTCCAAGTGGTTAAATTAACTGCATCTGTTGTAGTGCTATCAATAATATTACTAAAACCACTATCTGTAGCTATCTGCCAATCAGAGGAAGCATGAGTATCACTCACACCTAACCAACTGAACGCACTGGATGTTAGTTCGGTTGATTCACCTTGATCACTAGCCCCATTAGTAGGGCTTGTGTTTGTTGGTGTTGCTATCCCTGCGGCTAGTACTGTGATAGTAAAGTCTGTACTAACATCATCCTTAGTAACTGTCAGCGTTATATCTCCGGCACTGACTGGTGCTGTTACAGTTATTGTGTCACCTGTTCTTGACACTGAGCCGCTTGATACAGATTGTGAATAAGTTGAAAATGAATCGTAATTAGTGATTGTATAATCGTTATCTGTTGTTACATAGATTGATGATGAGCCACTAATAGTTACTACTGTAATACCTAAGTTAATCCGTGCTGTTGCTGCATCGTTTAAGTCAGACAGGTTATTAGTGGCTATCAATGCCCCCGAAGTATCAAATGCTGCCAACTGCCACGCTGCACCGTCATAAATCTTTAATGAACTAACAGCGGTATTCCAATAAATAGCCCCTGTTAGAAGTGCATCTCCGTCATTATCTAAAGTAGGATCGCTGGCTTTACTACCTAAATACCTGTCATCAAAAGCGTCATAACTGGCGGCAGCGTTAGTTTCGCTTGTGGCAGCTGAGGCTGCACTTGCTGCAGCATTGGTTTCACTGGTGGCTGCATTTGATGCACTGGTTGCGGCATTAGTTTCTGATATTGCCGCTGCGTTTGCATCCGTATTAACCGTGCCAGCCGTGCTATTTGCTTCACCCGCCCAAGTATTTATCTGGCTTGCTAAATCATCTAAAGCCCCTAGAAAAGCATCTGCCCTTGTGTCAAAAGTTGAACTGTCCGCCCTGCTCGGTGGTGTTGGTAAATCTGTGATTACTTGTGATATTGTCATTAAATTAGTCCCTCGATGCTAAGACTGCAATGTGTTATTGTCGCATAACGTGCAACTAAATCAAAATCTTTAAAAAAGCCGAACGCAACAAAAGAGCCTGTGCTGCTCCCGTTGTTGTTAAAATCATACACGCACGGTGTGGCGCGGATAGACGATAACACTCGTTGTATTCTATCATACTCGCTGCCTGTGGTATCGTGCTGTATAAACAAATCCGCGTCTATCACTTTCGCAAACGCTCGTTCCAAAAAAGTCGTTTCCCCGAAATCATTAGTTTCTTTAACTGAGTAGTCTTGAATACCCACGCTTATGCCGTACTCGGTAGTTCCGATCTCAATTTTCTTGCCTATGACACAATGACCGCATTTAGCCGTGCCGCCAGTTTTATCAATCGTGATAGTAACTGACATATTAGTATAGTACCCAGGTAAATCATACGCCAGTACAGTTTTAAACTCAAAATCCCCGAAAAAGTATTCACTCCAGCTGCCTGAACTCGTATCAGACATAGCTATAGTTTCATCTGAGATCGGCGTTAAATCTGATTCTTTGCAAACTACTCGTATCTCGTCAGCTTGCACGTTAAGCAAATATAATTTATCTGCTTTAGTGACAGTTAGTTCAATCTCAATTGTGTCTGCATTTTCTGTCTGACTGCTCACATAGCTATCAAACATTTTCCATTTGTTTGAAGCCCCAATTAGCGTCCAGTTTGTGCCGTCATCATTGGGTGGATAATTCCCTGTAGTACCCCCGACTGCTTCATATTCATAAACTGGCGTGCGTGGTGTTGTACCATCTGATTCAAAACTAACTTTAACTTGCTGACCTGCTGTGTAAGCTGTGCCAGAATTATACTCAGACAATGCGGAAGCCGTAACGTTACTCGATGCTAAAATAATGCTGTGCGGATTAACAATTATCGCCATTATGCAACCCTCGTGGCTGGTATGCCTTGATTATCCCACTTATCAAACACCCGTTTCATTTTCTGATTTGTTTTGATAATCGATGTTTGCAAAGCTCTGTTTTCTTCTCGTAGTGCGCGTATTTCTTCATGTAGGTTTTTATTATCGCTTGCTGTTAATACGCGTTCTTTTTCATGCGCCATGATAAACCCATCACGCGGAATAACCCCACCTGTGTCGTACTTGGCTATATTACCATATTTAACCGGATCAATAGCTTGTGCGCTGTCAATCATTGCATTTCTTAAAGCATCCCCAGACAATCCTGATTCATTAACCCAGTAGTCCATGCCCGCCGCATCTGGAGTTACTCCGAATTTGCTATACATTTCTGCAACTGTTGATTGCTGCGCGTCAAGCGTCGTATAAGTCGGCTTAACAAAAGACGGCCCACCCGTGCCAGCGGGTGTTGTCACTACTTCGCCCGTGTACGGATTTACCGCTGTCACTGGCGTACTACCTGCCGGAGCTGTGTTGATACTTGATAAAAGTGCGCTTATTGCATTAACTATTGCGGTAGTATCACCAGACATTTGAGTGATTAAGTCAGTTGTTTGCTGCTCAAATTCTTGCGTCAGTTTATCTTGTAAATTAACAACTTCACCATCTAAAGTTTTTAAGGCTTTAACTGCCTCGCTTTGTATGTCTGCTATCGTTTTATCAAGTTTTGCTTGTTCTTGTTGTAGATCGATTAGTTCCATTTCAAACGGTGAATAATTCGCAACGGTACCGCCAAGCAGCCCCATTGTTGAGCGCACTTGATTAAATATCTTGCGATACTCAAAACTGTTTTTAGCTGTACCTAGTTTAGCTGTCAAGTAATCATCTGCCGCACCTGTGACACTACCTAGCGCATCTAGATCACCTGATTGTGCTTTAAGTAGTGTCGAGCCGTACATGCCTTGAGCAGCACGCAGACGATCGAAACTGTTATATGGGGATAGACTAGACAAGCCCAATGCTTTGGCATACTCACTAATTGATTTATACGCTGCATTTAAGTTTTCAGCGTGCGCTTTTTCTTCTTCGTGTTGCGCTAAAGCTTTATCATATATTTCTTGACGATTGCCTAAATCTTTGTTGTGTAGTTCTGTTGCTAAGTTGATTTGGTCATTGTACATATCAACTGTGGTCTGGCGTATCGCATCAAATATCGCTATATCGCCTGCCCCGCCGGTTAATCCGCTTCGCAAATCAGATAATATTAGGTTGTAATTTTTATCAGCGCCAAACCCATACATATCATTTCTGATTGCTTGTCTGAGTGATTTTATCCCGCCCATCGCTTGTTCAAATGCCGAGATTAACGCGTTTATCTGTGGCGTTATCTCATCAACCGCACCGCCGAGGTCTTGTATTGCTGGAGTAGCTGACTTAACGGCGTTTGTTGTGTCGTTAATGGCTGGGAAGTAATTATTGACTGCAATCATTAACTTTTCTAAATCTGCAACAATTTCTGAGTCTGAGCCATACATCCCATACATTTCTGATATGAAAGTCCCCGCCTCACCTCGACTAGTAAAGTTCGGAATGTTAAAACCTTGCGCTGCGTACTTATCTTGTAAACCTTGAAACACGCTTAATGCGTTTTGTTTTCTGATGGCTGTCTGTTGCTCAGTCGTCATAAAGTTTGAATAGAAGAAGTCCAGCATACCCACCAGATTTTCAACGCCACCAGCCGCTTCAATTAACGACTGAGCAAGAGTAAAGCCACTTGTTGATAAATCAACCATTTGCGAGCCAATCGATGTGAAAGCAGATTGCACAATAGTAAAATCTTTGACCATACCCATCATTTCTGTCGATGTATGCTCGCCGGACTTAGCAAGCAAATCGTAAATTTCTTTTATTTCTTTGCTTGCAGATATGTATGCAACGCCAGCGATCGCGGCTTGCTCTGCTGTTTCACCCGCTTCGATAAAGAAGTCATAAACTTGATTAAACTGGCCGCCAACAACATCCGCAATCTTTCCGTACCGTTGTTTAAAGAACTCAGTTAAATCAGCTTCACCTGTTTGTAGATGCGTTTCCATTGCTGAGATTTCAGCTATCACGCTGTCACTCATGTCAGTAGCTGTTATGATAGCCATGTCGATAGCTGCCACTGCATCTGCCCTAAGCTGCATTTGCTGCATAAAAGCTGCTGCATCTTCATCGCTCATCTGGCCTTCTTTGCCCGTGTGCTGGATGCCAATGTTTATATTCCCTAATTGCGATTCTGCGAACGCTTTCGCCCAGTGCGTGCGGTCGCCCATGTGAGATGCCGCACCTATATTTGTTTCTGCTTCTTTATCTCCAAAAACTTTATCTAAAGCGCCTCCTAAAACAGCGCCAATTACCATCCCTATTGGGCCTGCTGCCATGCCCATACTTGTAAATAATGCAGACGTTGATCCAGCAGCTAATGTACCACCTATCGCCCCACCTATACCGCCAGCCGTAGACCCGTATTTATTATCTGATATAGCCCCGCCGATAAATGAGCCACCTATCCCATACCCAAGCCCTGCCAGTCCCGAGGTCATCGGGCTTCCGCCGACAAACGACGCTGAACCCGTCATGCCGTTTAATTTAGCAAACATCGGCGCTGTAAAACCATGCCCTAATATACTTGAGCCACTCATTAATGACATTGGATTTAATAAGGAATCAATGCCTATGCCACCCATACTAGCCCCGCCACCACTACCACCACTGGCGGACATCTGAGGATTAAAAGCCATGTTCATTGATGTATTAACCCACATTTTGAGGATGTTTTTAGCGAAATCTTTAAAGCTGTCCTCAGCACCAAGTAGCATATCCGTAAAAGAGTTAATAAATTCGGCTTGGATGTTATCGTTCAGTTTATCCCAGTCTGATTCTATTGATTGTGTTGTTTGTGTGTTGGTTTCTTTCCTCAATTCGTTTATATCGTCAGCGATTCCCGTCAGCCAATTTGGAAATTCGTTTGGCGGGGTTTCTAATGTTCTGTAAAGGCTTTTGACTCGCTGTTCTTCGTCCCATAACATTTCATTTGATTCCGCCATGACTTCGATCAACTGCCTTTGAAAATCAGTCAATTCTTTAACGCCACCGGCTGCCCCTTTTACACCAGTGCTTTCACCCAGTTTTTTGGTTTCCGTGCTGGCTGCTTTGGTTTTAACTTTAAGCTTTTCTAATAGTTCGGATTGCTCTTGTATGCCTTTGTTCATATTGTCTAAAACTTCCTGCTCTCTTTCAGTGATAAACCTACCACCTTCTGACGCATCGGTTTTAAACGCTTCTAAAATTGATTCATATCCAGATAACATGGCCTCAAGTTTCAGCTTTGCTTGACCTAGTTCGCTATTCATTTCCTTCACATGTTCAGCCCACAGCTTATCCCCCTTAGTTCGCTCGCTATGATAGTATTTTAAAGCTATTGTTAAATCATTTACGGCACTTGAAATTCCTTCTAATGTTGATTTGACAATTTCACCAACGCCAAAAAGCTCATTCATCGATCCGAGTAAATCATTAAATGACTGCTCAAGATTTGACAGTTGCCCATCAATAGTATCCATCCTATCCGCCATAGCTGTGGCAAAATCAGTTTCGCCGATATTCATTAAGTATCGCTGAATATTCGCTGATGTGGCCTTCATAGTAGTATCTACGCCGCGAAAAGTATATGTCACCATTTCGCCAGCTTTTGATGCAGTAATACCAAAAGACTTTAATCTTTCATTTTCACCGGTCGATGCGTCGGCCACAGCTTCAATCATATCAATCATGGATTTACCCATAGCAGACGCGGTATTACCATAAGCACGCATAGCACGTTCGGAAGGGTCAAGTCCTAATGCTTTTAATTTAACAAAGCCCTCGATCGATTGCTGTAAAGTGTAAGGAGTGGTTTTAGCAAACTCGTTTAATCGGTCAAACGCAGCACCCGCCGCATCCATGCTGCCCGTCATAGTTTTTAATTGCGCTTTGAAGTTTTCAGTTTCGCGAGCAACCCGCACCATTTCGCCCGTTATGCTTGCAAAGCTTAGCGCACCTGCAAGCGGCACGAGTGTTTTTAAAACCCCTGACATTGACGCAAAGCCGTCCGAAAGACTTTTTGCTGCGCGTTCAGTTTTGCCGGATTCTTGTGCGAACTGGTTCAACTCGCCGCGTGCTTTTTTAACTTGTGTCGCGTCTGCTTCGATAACTAATCGTGCTTTGTCAGTCATTTTTCTTCTTTCCAAAAATATTTTGAAATTGCTGTGAAACTACTTTTCTTTGTTCATTTAAGTCAATATGCGCTTGCAATGGTGAAGGCCGATTAACATCACTGGCCGCATAATACTCATTAACATACTCACTTGATAGCCTTTTTACTACTTTAGCTAGCCATGGCCAGTGGCCGGTTATTTCCTGCCAGTGCTTGATCTCGCCCCATGTTATAGGAGCCATCCCATTAGCAGCAGGACTATATAAACCCACCTCATACATCACATTTAAAAGCCATTGCGCGTAAGGTTTAGGCTCTGCCCCGACAAAAACAGTATCTTTGTACTGCTCTCGCCTGGTTGTTTCTGTTTTTTCTGGTTTCGCACTCAGCCAAGCTTCATATCTTAAAAACTCGGCTGCCGCGTCAACCATTATGATAAAAAATCTTCCCAGCTCCCCAATTTTTCTTTAAGCTGATCACATATCCAGCCATAGCGAGGATCGGCGTAAATTTCTTTAATCGTTTCAGTCGTAACTTTCTTACCATTAAACACAACATTATTAACCGACGCTGTGAAAACGTGCAAGCGCTCAACTTCCTGTTTATCCCGTTCCTCTGGCGTTATATCAGCAAAGCCTTTTAGGCCTTTACGGCCAACTTTTACGGACATTTCACGCTGCAATCTGTGTTTATAGGCTACAACAATATTTGATGCAGGACTATATAAATCAATAGTCATTGCATTTCCTTTGTCATCATAAAGCTTGCCGATTTTAGGGTTTGGGAACTCAAGATGAACTTGAACTGTTTCGGGTATTTCTAATTCTGCTAAATCCATTTTTATTTATCCTTTTTGATGTGTTACTAATTAAACAACTACTGTTGCACTGGTGCGATCAACATTACAATTATGGCTTAAAATTGTATTCGCGTCACCACGCTGAGTAGTAAAGCTAGAGATTAACCCCTGGAAATAGGCAACATCCCCGCTGTTTGGCTCTGCGATTTTAAAAGAGTGGATTGTATCTTTTGCTGCGCCATCAAAGCCTGCTTGCAATAATACTTGCCCTGCATCTGCCGCATCTTTAGCGATTGTAAGCGATTGTGTGCCGTAGTCAATTGAGCCTTTTCGCTTATGTACGATACCTGACCCGACTGGCGTGAATGATTGCACTTGTGCAGTTCCGCCCGCTTCGCCAATATTGGTAACTTCACCGATTACAGTGAATGATAATGCTTCATAACCGGCCTGATTTTCTGTTGCTGGTTGTGCTGCGGATACGCTGATAACTGTACCAACGCTCATAATTACGTTATTTGCTGTCATTTGTTTTTACCTCGTCAATATTGAATGATAACTAATGCTGATTACTAATTTATACCAACCGTCTTCGGGAACCCCCTGGACTTTGGCTGTCCGTTTTACTGTGGCGCACTGGTCAGAATAACAAACCTGTGTGCCAATCTTAAAAGCAGATATAATCTCATCCGCTTTTAATTTTGCTTGTATTGCTCCTTGGTTAGCTGGCCAATACAAAATAATTCTGAATACCCCGTCCGTTTCATCACTTCCGCTTAATGATAGCGGTGTAACATCGTTCGGCAGGTTAATCAGTTGTGCATACTCAGTCCCTGCCGTCGGGGTATAGCTTAAATTTTCATGTGCTATATCAAGGCCAAATCCACCGTTTATAAAAGCCTGTATGAAAGCTTGGTCAATTTTAACTGACACTGGATACCGCCTCTTTTATGTTTCTTTCAATCCTGGCCATGTTTGTGGCTACCATGCCGTCGTTTTCTTCTCTAACTTGTGCATATGGGAGATTATTTACCATATAATCTTTTGTATCACCTTTCACAACTCTTTCAGCCTCGGCTATAGCAAGTGAGCCTGTTTTATCTAGTCGCGCTATTGTTCCAGTTTTAGGGCTGCCTGTTGATGTTTGCCAATTTCCTTTAAGTCTTCCTGATATAACATGAGTGTCTTTGATAACACCCTTAAACAAATTTAATTTAATATTTCGTGATACTTCATCAATATTTTTTCCCGTTGCTTTCGCAAATTCAAGAATATTTACGCTAAAACTCATTTGCTTACCCTAACCATATAAACAATGTCAGTGCCGGCAGGGCTAACTGTCTGTATTTCTTCAATGTTCCAGTCTTCATTGTGCAAACTTACTTTGTCCGTGATTAGTGGCTCAACCTCGCTTGTCAATACTAATAATCTATTTCCCGATGTTATGCGTGTTCCGTCAATTAAATTGTCAGGATATATCTTTAAAATGCCCGTTGTTGTCAGCACCGATTCAGTTCCCGATTCAACACCCGTTACCGGGTCAATACTAATCCCGTCGGTTCGCTTAATAAAAACGGTCTGTCCATATTTGCCCATTAGCCGGACGGCTATAAGCGCAAAACGTCCATAAAACCCGCTCATGCTCTAACCAACTGGACTGCTATCCCGCCACTTTTAAGCAATTTGTTTAAAATAAAATCTGCTTCAAGATTTTTTGTTGCGCTCGATAATGTTTTTTCATTGACCGAATACTCAACTTCAACCGCGCCTTCTATTTTTTCACGCTTAACAGGCGCGTTTGTGCTCGATGTGCGATTGTATAAATCCTCACCGTCATTAATAGAAAGCGCGTACAACAACTGGCATTTTTTAACGTCTCCTGGTATTTCAGACGTACTCCAATACCAGCCGCTGATATATAAACCAGATCGCGGATATGCCATACTTTGATCACGCTCAACCCGCACGCCAGATAAGTTCTGCTCATGGTTGTCTATATAGCCCGCGGCTTTAATTAACTGCTCATCTGCGGCAACTGTATCCGCTATTGTCACGCCTATAGATGCAGCATAAGCAATGTACTCCGCGCGGGTAGAATAGCTATTACTATTTGTTACCTGAGAACCGTCTTCAACTATTAATGCCATTATATTTGCTCGCCCATTTCGACCACACAATCACCCGCGCCGCTTGAAGTTTTCAACGCACGCTGGCCAACCTTATCGCTTGTCAATAAATCAGATTGTAAAAAATTCGTTTTGTAGCCCACTAGATTTCCTGATTATCTTTGCGCTTTTTTCTTTTCTTTTGCTTCAGGTACGCTTGAAACGCCAGGCTTTTTGGCTCTGCTAGTTTTTGGCTCTCTTTCTGTAATTCGTCTTTCATTTTCGATCCGCTTTACTGTTTCAAAATCAACCGTCTGACCTGGTTGTAATCCATCTTGATTAGTTGCCATCTTTGAACCTCTTTATAGATTTGCCGCGCTGCAAAAAGGATGATGAAAAATCAACGCGGCAAAAAAGTTACTTAGTTAGTGATTAAAAAACCAAGCGGGATATTTTTACGATCCACAACACGATCCCAAACAGCCGCAGTTGCTAACTCTGTAAGCGTGAATGAGTCGCCAGACGGTGCGCTAGTTTGTTGGAAGCCGAAAGGGTGCAATATCCATGTTTTACGAACCCATAACGCCTCAGTGCCGCCGCCGTTTCCTTGCGCCGCTTCACGTTCAACTTCAACAGGAACTTTAGAAGTGCCTTCACCGTAACCAAACGCGCCCTGGCCAAACAAAACAGACGTATATTTAAAGCCATCGGTTGATCCTGCGGTAACTGTTAAACCGTCATCAACAACAACGCGCAAACCGTTATAAGTTGGGATAGTCATACGACCGCTGGAGTCAGGGATGTAATCAATATCGTCGTTTTTAACCATTTGTGCCATAACTGAGCTGTGTACTGCAATTGTAGTTAATTGGTCAGCCATATCACCCAGAGTATAAACTGCGTCTGTAAAACTACCGCGGTTGAAAAGTGTAGTTGCTGATTGTCCGGCAACGGATTCTGAAGCAACATTGATCACCATATCGCCCGAGTCATTGGCCACATTATCAGCTAAAACGCCATTTGCTGCTGCGATTAAGCGTCTTTGCCATTGGCGAGTAAAATATGTATCAACACGATTGCGGATATGTGTAAGTGCATCGCCGCCCATCGCGATTTCAGCGGCCAAGTCAGCCTCTTTAAAGCCTTTATTAATAAAAGCTTTGCGTGCAATCTGCTCGCCTTGTGTGATTTTAACGGGAGTCGCTGAATTTTCGCTGTCATCTGAATAGTTGACTTCTGACGAACCATCAATATCGTTCCAGAAAGGTAGTTCTGCGGTTTTGCCCGATGAAGATGCAAGCGTGTCCAATAAAGGATTGCGTGTTACTACGCCAGATTGGAATAAAGCGGTTTTTTCAGGCGAGTTGTTCGCCGGAAGGTCTTGAAATACTGTGACATCAATGATGTCTGATAATTGCGTTAGTGCCATGAGTTTTATACCTCGTATATTGTTTATAGGAGGTATAGCAACCCCCAAAAATAATTATTTGTGAGTTGCAGAACTCATTTTAAGCTGATTGCAAAACCAACTAAAAATTTATAATGGTTTTAATCTATCACAATATTATGTGATTGTAAACTATTTACTGTAATATTCAGCTTTAAGCTGCTCATACTTTTCAGAGTTTGTCTTCCTAAGTTCGACCAGTTCCATGCTAGTCATTTCAGCAAAACCCTTGCTTGTGGCTGGTGATGCATTGTTACTGATCACCCCTGCACCACTGGCTTTAGTGCCCACGAGTAACCGCTCGTATTCTGGATTATTAATTATTTCTTGTTTAAGGTCATCCATTGTAAGAAAAGTCGGATTGCCATCTTTATCTAGTATCTTTATGTCTGTGCCTTCGTTGATTAATCTTTTCTTAATATCGGCTTCAAGAAAGCGTGCATAGCCTGGCATTGCAATTTCATGTGAAAGTGATGATGCTGCTTTATCAACTGTAAGCTCTTTAACATCATTCTCATGTTTTTCTTTTTCTGTTTGCAATTTTGCTTCATAATCTGCTTTTAATCTGGCTATCTCATTTTTATGTGATTTCAATAAAGCTTCAACATCACCAGATTTTTTAAGCGATTCCTCCTCTTTTTCTTTTGCTTGTTGCTCTGCTTCTTCGGCTAACTTTTTAGCCGCTGCTTTTTCGCTAAGCAAAGACTTGTTATTTTCTTCTAACTTTTTAACAGATTCTGCAAGCTTTTCAGATTGCGCTAATAGTTTATTAAAATTTTCTTCGTTAAATTCCATTTTTATTCATCCTCTTTAGTTTTAAATTTCAGCCCGCATAAACGCAGCAGGCTCAAGTTTACGCATTTTTGCGAGTGTTAATGGTTTAAAGTTTTTATTCAATTGTAATTTTGCAAAGCGTTCAGTAGTTATCCCACCATTTCTCAGTAGCTTTCCGCGCGTCGGGCCAATGATTGAGTCCTGCACTTCTGCTGGCTGGTCTTTCAACCAGTCATAATAATTCTTTTTGGCTGATACTGATTCAACTTTGCCCGTTTCAGGATTACGGCTTGAACGTGTTGCACCTTTATCAAGAATGTCAAAGCTTTTATCTAAAACAGGAACTGTACTGCTCCGGCAATTTACATGGGCTGGTGGCAATGGCCCGTCACCAATTTTAAATTTTTGCGTGTCTAACGCCTGGCAAAGTTGTGATGTTTTTGTATCAAGTGTGGATACCCATTCATACGCCTTAACAATGTCTGAATTGGCCTTCCATGTTTCTTGTCGTGCTACATTTGCCGCATGCTGTACTGTCGTTCGTATGAGTGATTGAATATTACGGCCTAAAACCCCGTAGCCTAGTTCGATAATCTCTTGCTCAATTTGCTTGTTTGTTTTTCCGTTTGCATATCCTAGTTGAATATAATTGCCGATGCGGTACGCTTCATTTGTCGTCCATCGTTTATAAAGCCCGTCTATCAAGCTGCCAGCGTCTGGGCCTTTAATATCAAACGGGCTAGTAAAAACCGCTGTTTTAATTTGCTGGGATGAAGGCATTGCAAAATCATATTTAACTACGGATTCTAATGATTTTTTTTCGAACTCGGCTTCATATTCTGCAAAATCTAAAACAATCTGGTCGAACTCAGCTTTAAACTCTGTAAATCCATCATTCACAATCTGCTTAATTGCAGTTATGCGCTTTTGTAAATCACGGCGATTTAATTCCGTCAATTCATCATTAGTGGCCAATTCAAACTGCGTATTTTTAATCATTGCGTTAAGATACGAGGTGAAAACTTTCACCTCGTTTGCTTTAAAGCGTTCAATGTGTGCTTGATGCCGGGTCGCTATTTCGATAAGTTGAGATTCAGCCATTATTTATATCTGGTTAATGTTTAACTCATCATTAAAATCGTCAAGTGTTTTTTCTGGTTCAACTAAATCACGCTGTTTTAACCATCTAAAATAATCGGATTGCGGGATTGCTCCCTGGATAAACGACGATACCATCGCCTGCAGTTCTTGTGCTGTAGCATTAGGATTTACAAAGTTTGTACTTAACTCATATTCAGCTTCAGTTGATGCGCCCATATACTGGCCACAAAAATTTATAGCACGGGTCAGTGCATCGGATACATTCTGCGCTATAGCAATCAGGATTGAGTTTCTTGACGTGTCATCCGATGAAGATTCTGTTGCAGTTTTTATTTTCCCTGTTTCTTGTATCAATCGTGCGCCCAAAGCGATCATCATGTCGCGCTTATCTTCCATGCCTTTCAGCACGCTTGGCCGTTCCGGGGCTGATTCAAAACCGAACCGCTCGCCGCTTGGCACAGATAGCAAGTTACGCGAACCTATATAAACTTTGTTTTCTTTCATCATGTCAACTTGCGATTGCGTAAGCCCACTCATCCACGGCTGCGCCTGGCCAGCGTAAAATAGATTCTCTTCATAGTCCGCCGAGTTGCGATAATGCCCGATTGATACACTGCATAAATCAAGCATCGGTGATTGATCAACTGTGTGCGTATTTGATGACGAGCCAATAAAGACAAACGGGATTTCAGTCCACGGTGCGCCTGTTGCGTTTGTCGGGATTGATTCATCAACAACAGTCCAATCTCCGGCCTTGTCTTTTTGCCATTCGCGCACAATAAAAATATTGTTTTCCAGTGCGAGCTCTCTATATTGCTGTACCTTTGTTGTTTTGTAGCCGTCTATTTTGTCCACAGTTTCGCTGATAACAACCAGGGTTAGGATAACATTCGAGCCGACCAGCTTGGTACGCCAGTTTATAATGCGCTCTGCGTCTATTTGATGAATTGTTGACACAAATCCGTTTGCCATTTGTGCGCGTGAAACGCTGCCTTCGGTTTTTGGATACGAAACAAACAACCCGCACCGGCCTTTTTTGGTTACTTCTTGTGCGATTGTTTTTGCCAATTGCGTCAAGCCCACGCCTGCGCCATTTGCGTTGTCAATCAAGTATTCAAGTTGCGCGGGCAGGTCTATTTTTGGATGCTTATTAAACATTAACGATGTATAACCATCAAGCGTGTATTTCGGCACGTTATAAAATACAGCACTATCACGGTATTGCTGATTTCTTTTTAAATTTTGCGCTGATTTATCATCTGGGTTTAAAAAACGGATATGATTGTTAATCCGCTTTTTATTGTTTTTATTGCCTTCGATAACGTCATCGACTTTTATCCAGTCATCAACATTATCCACGTATTCATCGCATTTAAAATCTATGCTCATAGTGCGTAACCTATCTCATTAGTAAATATAAGCGTGTCATTCGCCCATTCATAATCAACACAATATCCGATTGCGGTTGTTATGTGCTGATAATCATTATCTGCTTGTTCTTCTTGGAACGTACTGCCTTTTTTTAACTGAACGGTTCTTAACCCTTTATCGCACCATTCAGCAGTTTTGGGATTTACAAATAAACTAGTATTTCCGTTAGCTGTAAGTATTTTCTTTCTAACGGCGTTTTGTCTATCTTTTATGGCAGGATGCTTCTTTTTAACTCTACGTTCTACATTCCACCCATTACTTCTAAGCACTCCTTCCATGTCCGTGTAGTCTGAATCGTGCCCGTGTTTTTCTCCCGCCCTGCCAGCTGGATCACCGTATAATAATACATGTCTATTTTTGTGATTTTTAAACTTTTCTACAAACTCAAGCGCGGATTGTTTAGCCACGGCGGAAGTTAATATAATTTCATCAAGCAGATATAAGTTATCATTTTCACGTACGCCAATAGCTGAACTTAGCGGAGTATAGTTAAAATCGTGCATAAACATTAATTGCTCATGCGGTTGTATAACTCTATCTGTATGATTGCGGTTGCCGTAATCCTCATATATACGCCCTGAAACAGTCTCAAAGCTTGCTTCAAACTCAACTTTGTACTGTTTTTCAGACATAACTTTTTTAGCTTCGGCAGCCATTTCTGGAAATATTTCGGCCGTTGTCCAATGGTAATAACCCCAATCAGGATCGTTAGCTGATTGTGCGTACATTGCTAAGTCATAATATAAAGATGATACCCCTAAATTAGGAACGCCGGTTAGCCAACAAAAAGCCCTATAGCTTGGCTCAGTAGGATGAACAGTATTTAAAGCAGGGTATATATTTGATTGCCAGGCAGTCTCTTTTATGTCTGCTATCTCATCAATAATCATCCCATGTATTAAACGTCCTTCCACTCTTTCTGGTCTTTCTAATCCCATCACGTAAATATTACTACCGTTAGGTAGGTAAATAATTAATTCTGATTCGCTGGGGGATTTTGGGTGGGTCGAAGAAAAACTTAATAATTTCAAGTCGTCCCAAAATATCTTTTTAGCTTGGTTATATGTTGGTGCGGCGCAAATATAATTTCTATTAGGATTTGCTAAAGCTGTTTTAACAATAAACCTTTTTGCTCTCTCGGTCTTGCCTGATCTGCGCCCCCCTACAACAACAGGAAATCTTTTTTTCTCCTCCACTAATGATCTTTGTGAGGGTATATCTAGCAAAGGATACCATCTATCATATTCACGTTGTAATTGTGGGTTAGCTATCATTTTTCCTCAACAAAACAAGGCTGACGCTTAGCAGATTTAAACCGCTCACCTTTTGCACGTCGCTCGCGCTGAATGTCTTCGGGCAAACAATATCGGCACTCTTTACGCATCTTACATAATGATCCATTACAATATGTCATAATCAATCCGGTAATTTGTCTGCGATTTTACTCAAGGCCTGCGCCATGTCGCCGACTAGATTTTCCTCCGCTGGTCTATCTCTCCAGCCTGCTCTATTTTTCATATAAAATATTGCCGCTGAAGTGTTTCCGCCCATAGCCTGTTCATACAGCGCATTACTTATATCCGCAAGTCCTTTGCCCTGACCTTCTTTAATTGCATCGACAAACTCGGAATATTTTCTTTTTCTAGCGTATAAAGTTTCAGGATTAATGCCCAGTGCTGCGGCTATTTGTTCGTGAGTCAATCCCCTTGATGCTAAATTTCTAACCGTATCTATATCAATTGGTATCTCTTTTCTACCCATAATTAGTTAGCCTTAAATTATTTATTACCACCATTTTAAATTATAGTCAACCTTTTATCAACTTTTTATTTATCCGCTATTTGCTTAAATAACTTAAACCCATTCTTAGCCCCACAAAAAACGCAAAGCGGGTGCTGTACCCGTTCGCATCGTGTACACTTATCGACTAGCTTATGCTTTCTTTTTTTCATTTGTCAACATTTCTGATAATGATGTGAATATATGCGCTATCACGTCAACCGTCCATGAGTTCCCAATAGCTTTATAGCGCTGAGTATTGCTCACCTCTTTAATAACACCATCATAATTACCCATAGCCGTATAGTTATCCGGCATCGTCTGTAATCTTTCACACTCTATAGGTGTTAATTTTCTGTATTTAAGTTCTTCTAGTTCATCTGGCACTAATAACCCCCATTTCTTACGCTTAATCATTGATTTTGCATTTTCTTTGTAAATTGTTGCGAGTATTGTTTGAGATTTGTCTTTAATCATCTATTAATACCTTTGGTTGATGTGACGCTATTAACGTGTCCGTCTTATCCGCAGACGGCTTTAATATTCTTCCAATTTCTGATACCCCACTTTTTCTTGAATCTCCTCTATGCGGTCTAAAGCCTCGCTCATCCTCGGTAACCCCTTTAACTCTTGGATTATCTACCAATACCTTTGGATTCTTAAACACCAATTGTCTGCGCTTCTTTGTAAAATATTGCTCAGGATTGCCGCCTTTGTGGTAGTTGGCATCAATGCAGTATGATTTATCTCTGTCAACATACTCAACCCCATCCCATTCCTGTTTAGAATTTTGTGGTGAACCACGTCCACCAACTCGAACCGTCTTTGACTTATCTCTAACAGCATCACATTCGACAACATCCTTTAATAAAATCCCTTTATCTTCTGGTTGCTCTAACTCTATCCTTTCTATGTTGTACTCAAATAAACCATAAATTCGTCCATTGTTTTGTCTTTTTTCGATGAATTGCACGCCCTGCAAAGTATTTGTAGATTGTTCAAGCAATTCGTTCCACCTAGAGATAGTGGAATCACATGATCTATACATAAATCCTTCTTTGTCTTGCATACTACACATTCCGACTTCATCTTTAGTATTGTCTCTATATCTTCCCTTGTTATTTTTTTGTTTGACAGCCCAGAAATCTGCCTCCTTGCATGGGTTCTCATGCTTTTTGCTATTTTCCTGTGAGGTTGTGCATCCATTTTTCGCATAACCTCCTTGCCTTTTTCTGACTTTCTGTACCTCGCTTGATAGGCAAGTATTTTTTCTTTGTTTTTTAAGTTGTATTTCTTCTGATATTCGTCCCGTTTTTTCTTGTTCCGATTTTTGTCTGTCAATTTCTTGTTTTGAATAGAGCATTTTTCTGAGCATGTCTTTGTAGTTCCCTTGCGGTTTATCTTCAGATATTCCTTCCCACAAATCTTGCAAATAGCAGTATCGTCCTTGTGCTTCTCCCAGTATCTCGCTTTCTCTCGAATCCTGTGATTCATTTTGTATTCTTCCGATCTCTTTTGTGTCACGCTTTTCACCATCTAAAATTTCAAAATCAAAAATATGTTTTTTTGTAGTTGTTCCAAACCAGTAATAACGCTGTCTGTTTTGAGCGCTTACTAACGCAGAATTAATCAGGTATCCTTCCACACCAAACAAATCATTGATGTATGTCATAAACTCTTTTTTCATCTTGACATTTTCAAACAAAAACCACTTTGGTTTATAGTGATTCCACACCGCAATCAAGTCATGCACCAATGCGCCTCGTGGATCGTTATCTCCCTGCATCTTGCCTGCTGTTGACCACGCTTGACACGGAAATCCGGCAAGTAGAATGTCCGGCTGATCAATATCCCAATCCTGCCACTTAGTTACGTCACCCAGCTGGATAGTTTCAGGAAAGTTGTATTGTGTAATGGCTATCGCGTGCTTATCAATCTCACTTGCATAGTATTTTGTAACGGTAATCCCCGCCCTTTTTAAAGCAAGCTGTCCAGCAGATATACCATCAAATAAACTTAAAACTCTCATTTTATCCCCTTTTCTAAAGGCCTGGGCGGATAATCCGCATAAGCCCGCATAACTTTTTCAACGCCAGGCTTACATTCCTTACCCTCTGGACAAAACCCCCTATAAACACACTCAGGAACGATGTATTTAGCGATTTCAGGCTCAACCCTACCCAACCCTTTAACCATCTTCCTAAATGCCGCTACGGTCTTTATATGGGCTTTATAGCATAGTCTTTTACGCCCCATCGTGATCAAAGCCTGTGCATTAATCTTCATTCCATGGTTTACAGGGCTGTTACGGTCAATCACAACATGCTTATCCAGGTACAAATCATCACGATTGCTTTTAACAAAATGCTCCACGCCGAACTTATGGCGCACAAAATGAACAGATACAAAAGTCGGCAGGTCGTGAAACTCAATCCAATACTCAAAACCACGAATCGGACTATGCTCGGATTTAAACCAAAACGATTTGGGTGCTTTAACTACCTTTCCGTGGGTCGTCATCTCTGCCATACGGTTTGGCAACCATTCAGGATATATTTTTTGGATAGTAACTTTCACGCCTGCTTGCCATCTTTAACAAATTTACCATCCACCATTGCCCCCGTGCGCTTGCTGATCTTGTTATACGCAATTTCAAGGCAGTCGGTTAATGTGAACTTATCGTCTGTCAGCGCGAGCATATTAATCAGCGTTACGAGTACGTCGCCTGTTTCACTAAGCAAATCATACATATCACCTATACCCTTACTCATTGCCCATAACTCTTCCTCCAGTTCCCTCATTTCCTCGCACGTTTTTTCAAACTGCTTTAACGCGGTTGATTTGTCAAAAATGCCCTTATTTTCAGCCCAGTGTCTAACCTGGTATTCCAGTTCGTTAAAGCTGGGTTTTTCAGGTGGTGTTAATGCGTCAAATCTGCTCATGATTGTCCTTTTTTTAATAACTCAAATTCGGCCTTTATCTTTTCCATAAATGCCGCAGTGTGCACTTGGGCAAGTTCTTTTTTATGTTCCCGCCACATTTCCATAGCCTTTTCTTTGCCGTGGGTTTTTATGTCTGCCTTTATCTTTGTGAAATAAGTCTTAGCGTAATTCTTTGCTAGATTCATTCGATCTTAAGACAGACTTAATAAAATTCTTTGTTTTTTCCCACTCGTCATGCGTCATCCAAAATATTTTTTGGCTTCTTCCCAGTGCCTTTTGTCGTTCTCTGAATTCCTGCTGTCTTTCTTTGTTTGTGGCCATTGCCTTGTCCAGTTAAATAATAATTGGTTGTTATTATACAAGATTATTATAAACAAGCAAGGTAACATTAAAAAACTGTTATTATAAAAAAACAAGAAAAAAAGTACATCCCCAAAGAAAAAACGATGTACTTTCAATCGGTAAGGTATTGAAACGAAAGGGATTTTTAAAAATGCTAAAAAAGTACTAAGTTAAGCTTTAACTGAGTACTTTTTTTTAAAGTGATTTCTTAGGATTATTTTATAAGCTTTTGATTTTATTACATTATTATATATATATAAATATATATATAATAACTATTATATAGTATATAGTACACAGTTAGACACAATTATATTGTGTTTTTTGATTTTTTATGTCTAACTGGGAACTTTGTACTATCTATTGAATTTTCAATTACTTATTGTTAGTACTCAGTTACTGAGTACTTTTCTTGCGGTAGAAACGCAAGAAAAAACAACACATTAACAATACTACTCCCAAAAAATGGAATTATCAATACAATCGCTTATATTTTTTTATCTCTTTTTTATTGTATTTATGTTGAGTGATTTCAGAAGCAATCTTTCTATCACTTTCCAAAATGGATACAGCTTTTAAAACATCTTCTTTTTTAAACTTGCGGCAGCGATTAACGATGGTTCCAATCGTTTCGCCGTTTTCATCAAGCATTGATAATATGCGCCCCAGCAACTGATCCGCCTTGCCAACATTGATTTCTTTATCCCCACTGGATGTAGCCATCTCTATTTTACGCTGGATGTTGCGCCGGCAGTATTCAAACGCCCACCTAACATGATCGCCTGTTCTAAGTTCTGATCCAATGGCAAGTATTAGACTAATCCTGTTTACCATCTCCTCCAGTCTTCGCCATAGCACTTCAAATCCCGTGGATTCTTTTTCTTTCTCCGCCTGTTCGTACTGGTACTCATATACAGCCTCAATAAAGGTTAAAGCCTCGTCTGTGCTGTCAATCGTGGTCAGTTTGTGTGGCGCTTTTATTTTCCTATCTAAGCATTGATCAAAGTTCCCGGGGGAGTGCAAGTTCATCAATGTGTTTTTTAATCCAAGCGGCATAGGTGGACGTTTAAATCGGTGTTTTCGCCTGGGATTGGTATCCACTTCATCAACAATAAAAGCCCTGGCTAAAAAGCCATTGGTTAAATTATCGTAGCTGATCATGTGTTCAAAAGTGGACGGCGTTGTAAATCCGATAATGGATAAAAAAGGGTTTAAGATTCCGCCGCTGATTGATTCTCTATCATGTTTTAATTGATCAATTTGCTTTACTGCTTCATCGTCAGTTATTTCACCGTTTTTTGCGAGCGCGTTTACACGCTTAATTTGTGCGTTAATGTCTGCTTTCACATCGTCTTTTAAATCACCTGAGATGGAATAAATCCCTAAAGACTTTGAGAATATGCTCATGATCTCCCCTATAATCCCCTCCATGTAGATGGCTCCGCCTCTTTTGATTGCGCTTGTTATCTTGGCAACTTGTATTCCGATTTCATCAACAACATAACTGGATTGATCGTGGCGTAGCAAGTTTTTAATAATTTCCTGTTCTGATTTCCACTTGCCGTGCTGGACCTGTGAAATGCCAGCGGCCCGTAAAAGCTCAAACCTTGATTGCAATACAGCTTCTTTCCCAGTGCTTGATCCGGCTACGCAGAAAAATATAGTATTGGAGCGCGTCATATTGTCGTCGAGTACCGTTCTTAATCCGGCTATATCCCCCACTGCCGACAATGCCGATGCAACCGCCAGACGTTCGCGCGGGTACATGCACTGTGAGTTTATAAAGTCAGTTACCTCCCCGACAAACCCAGGCGGCCTAAGCATATCCAGATCATTGACTTTAAACGGTAATCCATTAGTGGATTGCGTCGTTGGGATGGGGATTGTTGCGTCAGTATCATCCATATCAAAAGTAACCGGCTCGATCCATCCGTTCTGCATTGCCATGTGTTTTAAAGTGGCAAATGTTATGGGGTTTGGATCGTCACCAAAAGAAGCCCATACCCTGTACTGATCTTCAATGTTGAACTTATCGGACTGCTTTGACCATTTTGACCAGATTTTAAATCCGTCTTCACCAAGGGCATTATGGATGCCCATCCCCACCCTGCACCATACCTCACGATCGTCATAATCTGGGATCGCCATTACACAGCTATCAATTTCATCACTGGAGATGTCTACAAATCCAGTTATATCGTCTTTAATCCTAACCCTGTCCGGCTTTTTAATCAGGTCTATCAACCAATCCGGCGCATCTTCGATCTCGCCTATACTGCCCGATATAACCCTATATTCACCACCTGATTTGTGCTTTGAGTATGGCCCCACGACAAAATATTTGGATGATGTTATAAAATCTATACCTGGGTATGCTTTCAGGGTTTTATGTGTCGCGATGCTTTCCGGCATTTTAAAATAATGATGCGTACTGCCATCTCCTGAGCCAGTGGCCACCACATAGCCCGATTGTAAATCATCTGGTAAAGCTGCTTCATCGCCGCCATTTCTCACGTCTATATCAACGATTAGCAGCTTTTCAGTGAGTACGCCATAACCGTGACTGAACTCGCCAACTTCGATCATGACTTCCATTTGCTCATCTGACCAGATCGGAACCTTATTCCATGCGCTAACAATGGGATGCTTACCTGCTGCCGGGCAACTGGGATCGCCGCATAGGCATTGACCATCTTTAAATGGGTGGAGTGGAAATATTTTATATCCTGCAGATAGGAAGTTTTTTGCTTGGTTTATTATTTTATCCATTTTTGTACGTCCGGTCTAAGTTGTTGTTTAGTGATTACTCCTCCTGTCTTCTCATGCGCTATAATTGCATAAGTTGCAGATATGCGGCCCCGTTTCAGCCAGCTATGGATGATAGCGGTTGAGTCGGTTTCCAGTAGTTTGCCTAGACTGGGTATATCACCCGCGTACATAATCAGCATATCCAATGCTAATTTTTGCTGTATTTTCCATTCTTGTTTTTTTGACATTTCACACTCCGTTAAAAAAAATTAAAAAAAAATTAAATCAACGCTTGCATTCTAACATTATTTATAATAACATATCAACCGTTGAATAGAGAAAAGGAGAAAACAACATGTCTATACTAGACACAGCATCAAAACCAAAAAAACGCGCCTTAATCGCCACAATATGCGGCGATAGTGGCATAGGCAAAACAAGCCTAGCATGTACCTTTCCCGATGCAATCGTAATCAGAGGTGAAGATGGGCTTCAATCCATTGAAGGCAATATGCCTGATGCGTTCCCATTGTTATCATCGCCTGATGATTTATGGGAGCAACTTACCGCACTCATCAAAGAGGATCACAATTACAAAACACTTGTGATTGATTCAATCACCGCTATTGAGCGGCTTTTTATACAGCATATTGTTGACAACGATCCCAAAAACCCCCGCAGCATCAGCCAGGCTTTAGGTGGTTATGGCGCTGGATTATCTGCCGTTGGTGCAATGCACCACCGCGTGCGTAAAGCGTGCGGCATCCTGAACGAGCAGAAAAACATGAACGTCATATTCGTGGCTCATGCCGACACTGAAACAATAGAGCTGCCAGATAGCGATCCTTATACAAGATATAATTTAAGATTAGGAAAGAAATCGCAAGCGCCTTATGTTGATGATAGCGATCTGGTTGCATTTATTAAACTAGAAATGCACACATTCGGCGATGGCGAAAGAAAGAAAGCCATATCTGATGGCACTCGTGTCGCTGTTTGTTACACCACTGCGGCCAATGTAAGTAAAAACCGCTACGGAATAACAGACGATATTATTGTTGAAAAAGGTGTTAATCCATTTATTAATTTAATCAAAGAGGAAAAATAATTATGAGTATTTGGGATAAAGCAGGCAATACAGATGGAAATTTTGAAGCTGGAGGCGGCGAGCCGATACCAGATAATACCAACTGCATCGCTTATATCAAAGACGTCGGTATCAAAGAATATGAAGGCGATAGTTATGTAAATATCCAATGGCAGATTTTAAAGCCAGAGAATTATAAAAATCGTGTAGTTTTTCAAAAGGTAAGGATCTTCGATACTGATCCAATGAAGCAGGAAAGGGCAATCAGGATGCTTGCGGCCATTGACCACAACAACGGCGGTAAACTACCGAAGGATCGTGATCCGAGTGAGTCCGATCTAGTTGTAGGGCTATCTAAAGCCATGATGGGTATTAAAGTTATGAAGTGGGAAATGAACACTAAATATGAAGGTGTTAAAACAGGCAACTGGATAAGTGCTGTTAGTGCTAAAGCAAAGGCAGCAGCGGCCAATATTGAAATACCGAAGTCAGAGCCAGTGCAGGAAACTGCCGCCGTTGATATTGATTCGGATATTCCTTTTTAATTGCTACCAATACACCGCAGGGCCGCGATGCCCTGCAAGGATTTAAAATGATACAACAAAGAACGCCAGAATGGCACAAACAAAGAGAAGGCAGGATAACGGGAAGTGTAGCCGGTGCACTGCTTGGCTTGTCGCCATACAAAACACAGCAGCAAGCAATCAGGGAATTAAAAAACCCTGCTGAGCCGGACGCGTTTACAAGAGATGTGATCTTTAGATACGGCACAGAAATGGAGCCGCACGCAATAGAGATGCTTGCTCTTGAAACTGGAATGCAAGTTAGAGAAAGCGGATTTTATGAATACAGCAATTGGCTAGGTGCGTCGCCTGATGGTTTTATGATGACGGATGAAGGGTTCCCGTCTGCCTTATGTGAGATTAAATGTCCGTGGAGTCTGCGTGATGAAGAAGCCCCGCAGTTTAAGTCAGCAGCCGAACAACCGCACTATTATGCACAAATGCAGATAGAAATGTGTTGCGCTGGGTTTGATAGCGTGTATTTTTATCAGTATGCGAACGGCAAAGGTAAACTTGAGATTGTCAATATCGATGGTGACTGGCTAGACGAAAATCTGCCGAAACTTAAAAAAATATGGGATATGCACATAAAAACAAAAACCGACGGGATGAAAAGGAAAACCAATCGCTATTTTAAAATTGAGCAGCAAATAAAGGATTTGACGGCAGAAAAAAAACAATTAATGGATGAGTTTAAAGATCATTTAAAAGGCGAGCCAGGTGTAATTGGTAATGCTGTTTTGAAGAAATCAACTCGGAAAGGATCGGTTGATTATAAGCTTGCCTTTAATGTGTATAATATAGATGAGAATGACTACAGGAAAAAGGATACTGAGGTATGGACTATTAAGTCCGCATAGTATTAAAAAACTTAACCTTAATACTAAGGTTATTTTATTAAACAAAAAGGAGTGTTAAAAAATGGCTATATCAGAAATGCAATTTAAAATAACGGGGTTTGCACCTTTATTATTAAACAACCCGCAATGTGCTGATCCATTAAATAAATATACTAAATTGAAAAAACCAATTACCTCAAAAAGGATTAAGACTGACGAAGATCACGCCGAACTGGCTGATCTAGAAATCAGATCAAAAATTTACTGGGATGATGAACTAGGAATATATATCCCATCAACATGGGTGCAAGCCGCAATTAACAAAGTTAGCTTTAGCGTATCAAAAGTAAGCAAGTCAGCTATGCGCGGGTGCTTGTTCATGAGTGAACCAAAGATAAAATTAAATTACAGAAACAAATCAATGGTTAAATCGCCAGTTGATGTTGTTAAAAATAACGAGTTTAGACACAAAATGATTTTGCCTCAAGGGCAGGTACGATTGGCAAAATATTTCCCTATTTTCCACGACTGGAGTTTTGAATCGTCACTTGAATTTGATGAAAGTGTAACAACCGAAAGGGATTTAAAAATAATGCTGGAGCGTGCTTGTAAATATGGCGGGTTTGGTGACTTCCGGCCTACTTTCGGCAGGGCATTAGTAGATTTTGACTGATTAAGTTCAGAGTGCAGAGCAATGCAAAGCAGAGCACTGCAAGGCAGAGCAATGCAAAGCAAAGAACAGCGTTTAATCCATTAGTAATAGTGGGTTAAGCGAAGTTTTTTAAGACTTCAGAGCATTGCATTGCATCGCAGAGCATTGCAAAGCAGAGCACCGCACCGCAAAGAACAGCGTTTAACCAATTAGCAATAGTTGGTTAAGCGAAGTTTTTTAAACTTCAGTGCATAGCAACGCACCGCAAAGCAGAGCAGAGCAAAGCAAAGCAAAGAACAGCGTTTAACCCATTAGTAATAGTGGGTTAAGCGAAGTTTTTTAGACTTCAACGCAATGCAAAGCAAGGCACTGCAAAGCAGAGCAAAGCAAAGCACCGTATAGCAGCGCAAAGAAACGACTTTTATAAACAATTTTAAAAGGTGTAAAAAAATGGAAAAAAAGACAGCAACACAGATAGGAAAGGAATTATTATCCTATCTCAGATCAAAAGGACTGACGGATTACGGTTCTGTAATCCCAGCATCGGAAATCCAAAACGTCATAGGTGTTGAGTATCCGGAGATTGGAACGCATCAACAATTCAGGGATGTTGATTTGCAGATGTTATCTGTAACGGATTATGTGAGAAACGTACTATTAGGGGAGGGCAAGGCATTTACACAATATAAAGGCGATTACAAAATTTTATTACCCAGTGAGAACGCAAAATATATAGAATCTTATATGAACTCAGCCGATAAAAAATTAAAACGTGCTTTAAAGTTAAGCAGAAATCAACCGATTATTGAGACTGAAAAAAACAAATCAGAATCAGCACTAATAACAATGAAAATGCAGTCCATAGCGAACGAACGAAACAAACAAAAAATAATGGAGTAACAAAAATGGACTATGATGAATTTTTAGAAAAAAAATCATTTGATGATGTCGTGTCAGGGTTTGATATTGAATTGGATGACTTAAATCCTAAGCTGTTTGACTTCCAAAAATCGATCATTAAATGGGCACTGGCAAAAGGCAGGGCAGCGGTATTTGCAGATACCGGCCTTGGCAAAACAGCGATGCAGACAACCTGGGCGCACCACGTTAATCGCCACACGGATGAGCCTGTATTGATTTTAGCCCCATTAGCAGTTGCACATCAAACGGTTAAAGAGGCTAAAAAGTTCGGCGTTGAGATCGAGTATAAGCGCAATATGGATGGTGTGCAAAAAGGCATCTATATAACAAACTATGAAATGATTGACAAGTTTGATATTGATTATTTCACCGGCATTGTGCTTGATGAGTCATCTATTTTAAAAAGTCAAACGGGAAAATATAGAACTGAATTGAT